GCCTTAATCGCCGTTTTAATATCTCTAAAAATGAAATGGGAAGATCTAGATGATTATCTAATAAAGCGTCCATGGGAAAAAACATTTGAAATAAAACCGGATGATTTCTTAAATATTTTTTATACAAAGGGAATCGTAAATAATAAAATAATAAATATTATTATTGAGTATTTATTAAAAGTAAATGGTTTAAGTAATGATGTGACTATGGAAGAATTTTATAAGTTTAATAATATAGAATTAAATTTTTATAGTGTTGAAATGAATAAATTTGAAAAAAAAATTATTAATTATAAAACTTTCCCAAATTTAAAATTAATAGATGGAGTAAAAATGTCCAGTGCTTTTCCTATATTATTTCAACCAATAATAATGGATAATAATTGTTATATTGATGGAGGATTAATGTGTAATTATCCAATAAATGAATGTATTGAGTTATATGATTGTGAACTAGACGAAATATTGGGGTTTAAAAATATATGTAATGTGAATGAAAGTAATAATATAGATAATGATACTAAATTATTACAATATATATATTTTTTTAATAGTAAAGTTATAGCACATATAGATAATGAAAATAATTATAAAAAAATACCACATGAAGTGAATTGTATAGATAAATACATGGGTAATTATTTGCAGTGGTTTGAAATATTCACACATATAGATAAAAGAATAGAATTAATAGAAGAAGGAATAAATTATGGAAATTTATTTTATCAATACTATAAACAAATGAAATAGAAATTAAAATAAACCTTCATCGCATGCGATGTCATCTCCACTAAAGATATCGGTAATACAAACTTTTCCCAATTCAGGTCCAGGAATAGGATCATCTCTTCGGATTTCGTTTACTGATAAATGCACACTTCGCAATCCGATTGGATATGTATTGAATCTAATAAAGTTATAAGGTAATAGATCATCATTTTTTACTGATCCAGCAAAAACACTTTTATTGGGTATGGTGCCCAATACAATAGAGTTCTCTGGCCAATAACCATCTTTATCAGCGAGTCCATATAACGTACCAGATACTGATTTGTATCCGAGATTAATTGTGAACGTGGAATAGTTTTCTTGACCGATTGTTGCATTTTTGAGTAAATCATCCTCAACATATGTCTCTGAAAAATTAATACCAGAGTTAGGTATTATATTTCCATCTTTGGCATTATACAATCGACGATAAGTTGAATATGTGTTTATAGATGGCTGACCAGGTTTCTCGTCTGGAATATTGGTTAAAGGGCCAGGTCCATAATACCAAACAACCAAATCTTTAATTTCTTTTTTTTCTTTAGAAAAAGAATCGTCTTGTGTTTTTGATTCAGAATCATTTCCAGGACGCGTCGGAAAGTACATTATTTTTCTTGCACCACCTGGTACTAATATCTTTTCGTTTGGGTAATAATCAGTTATGTAGCTTTGTTTTAATTTATTGAATGTATTCTTAAAATTTTCGTAGGATTTTATCATATCACACAAAGAATAATTATTTTTTATTGGATATTTCTTCACTAAGGCTGTAGTACCCTGATATAATTGAATAAATATTTTTAATAACCTTAATTTTTCTGTATCTTTATCTTTTTCTTTTTCTTTTTCTTCTTCAACTGCACTAACTCTTTCTTTTAATTGTTGAACTGTAAAACCATAGAATATAAATTCCTGAAATTTTTCGTAGGATTTTTTTATATCATCCAAAGAAGAGTATATGTTATATTTTTCTGCTAAGATTTTTGCTTCCTGATTTAATCTCACAAATACTACTCTGTACGAAATTTTTTCTCGTTCTTCTTCTTCTTCTTCTTCTTCTTTACTTTCTCTAAGAGTTTTAACTAAAGCTCTTGCTACTCTTTCTAATACTTTTTCCATTATACAAAATATAATTATATTATTTTATCCAAAAAAAATTATTCTATAAACAAATGAAATAGAAATTATATAGTGCTATTTAAAAATTGCATTAATGTGTCTTTCTCTGGTTTAGCATCATATTCAATAACTTGATTATCTTTAATTAATTTAATTGTAGGATAACCTTCTATTTTAAATTTATCAGCAAGTTCTGGATCTTGATCACAATCTACTTGAATAAAATTAATTTTCTTATCATTAATTTTTTTATCTTGATATTTTATTTTTATGTCTTCCCAAATAGAGGTTGCTTTTTTACTATGAGGACACCAAGGTACGCCAAAAAAATATAGGTCTACCGAATCATATGAATTATTCATAGACGTAGTTGTTGTTGAAAATTCTTTATTATCTACATAATCAGAATCTAATTTAGAAGAAACATATGTTTTATATACATAAATAGATGCTAAAATAAATATTATTGCGATAAAAATGACTAATAAAAATTTTTTATTCATAATTAAATTAGATATAATTAATTGTATTTGATCCAACATTTATAAATAATCATTAGATTAAATGATTGATTATAATAACGTAAATCAGAAAAAAATATTAATAAAAACATAAATAGCTAAAATGAATATTAGAAATGTATAAAAAAAACTAATACACATGTTATTTCGAATACTTGCTAAAGATGAATTAGAAAATATATTATCAATATTAAATAAATTTTTTGTAGCATGATAGTTAATTTTAACTGAATATAATAAAAGTGTTATAATCAATAATTTTATTAATAATTTAATTAAAAAATGTATATTTAGAGGTGAAATAACTATTAATATTAAAATAAATGAAACAATATTTATAGTGCAAATATGTTTAGTATTATCATTATATGTGGAAAATATTTTTAGTATATTTGAATTCATATTATATATAAATTACAAATAAAGTTTTTTCTCTTAAATATATAAATATATAACTATGAATAAAACAATAAAAAAAAGGACAACAAAAAAAAATAAAACTAAAAAAATATATTCCAAAAAACATTATAACAGTGGAGATGGTATGTTAACAACAGTATGGGGTCCAAGTATGTGGCATTACCTTCATATCATGAGTTTTAATTATCCAGTTAAACCATCTTCACAAGAAAAAATGCATTATAAAAATTTTATGCTTAATCTGCAATATGTATTACCATGTAGTCATTGTCGTGAAAATTTAACTAATAATTATAAAGCATATCCTATAAAAGAATGTCATTTAAAAAGTAGGGCAGCTTTTTCAAGATATGTTTATCGATTACATGAAATAATTAATAAAATGCTTGGGAAAAAATCAGGATTGAAATTTTGCGACGTAAAGGAAAGATATGAACATTTTCGATCTAGATGTACCGAAGAAAACCCTAAAATATTTGAATTTAAAAAAAAAGAAAAAAAAGAAAAAGGTTGCACAGAACCATTATATGGAAAAAAGGCAAAATGCGTAATTAAAATAGTACCATACGATGAAAAATGTAAGACATTTCAAATGGATGAAAAGTGTGTTAAAAAGAGAGATTAATATGATATTAAAATTAATTAATTGATAATTTTAATATTGAAATATATATATATGAATTCTAAAACTAATTCTCATTGTGTGTTTCGCCATCTGTAGCAAAGGACAAATTAAAAGATGTAAAAATAAATATTAAAGGCGTAGACGCAAATAATGCCTTGGATTTATTAATGGAATCTTTAGATAAAAATCTAAAAAATTTAACTTTAGAAGATTTTCAAGAAGAAGTAAATGGAGCTATATCAAATAAAAAACAAAAAGCTGGTAAAAAGTCTAGAGCAAGAAAAGGAAAAAAAGGACGTAGAACAAAACGAGGAAAAGGTCCTGGTGAAAAAAGAAAGAGTGATGAAATGTCTTCGTCTTCATCTGTTTATGAAAATGCATTGGCTATGATTTCTAATATATTAACCACAATTGTTATAATAGTTGTATCAGGTGGTAGTACTGCAGGAATAGTAGGAATAGTCAATCAATTACCAGCTCCATATGGTACTATTTTTCATGCATTAACTGGAGCTCTTTATACATGTAGTAATGCAACTGGTATATCTGGTTCAATACAATATAGTATGAGATTAGTAGCTTCTTATGCGACTGTTGGAATGATTGGATCATGTTCCACAAATGCGTTAACTTATGAAAGATCATTAATGTATGTAATTGGACTATTAATTACTAATTTAGGTATAACAGTAGCAATGACTAGAGAAAGTATTTACAATAGAATATACACATTTGTTTCTAGACAACCAATAGAACAAACATGTGCAGCAGGTGGTCCTGCAATAACTACTGGTAGTTCTGTAAGTCCAGAGACTGAAGTACCGGATGATAATAGTAATACAATGTCTGTTACAAATGTAGTTTCTGATAATGAATCTGATAATGAATCTGATAATGAAGAAGACGACGCGGTAAATGCACTATTAAATATGAAAAAAGGAGATAATGAAAAGAAAGGTGGAAAAAAAGCAAGAAAATCTAGAAAAGCAAGAAAATCTAGAAAATCTAGAAAATCTAGAAAATCTAGAAAAGCAAGAAAATCTAGAAAATAAATTAATATATATATTTTTATAATAGTATATATTAATGAATACAATCGGATATAATAAAAATAAAAATAAAAATAAAAATAAGAAACAATCCAAACAATCCAAACAATCCAAACAATCCAAACAATCCAAAAAATATAAAAATACAAAAAAAAAGGGAGGTGTTGAAACAAGAAAAATGAAACGTAAACGCGAAGAAAGAGAAGAAGAGGAAAAAAGTAAAGATAATGAATGTCCTGTTTGTTTAATGTCATATACAGAAATGGATTGTGAAAAAGTAAATTTAAATTGTGGTCATGCAATATGTAGTAGTTGTTTAACAAGAATATGTAGAGATAATAATAACCTAGCCAGATGCCCATTATGTAGAGGAAACATAAAAGCGGATTGTGATGTAATAAATCCTATAGCTCTTGTAGATAGTAATAATGATGATTTAGAAGGCAATCAGATTCCTAATAATGTACATGTATTTCATGAGTATGATGAAATGAATGAAATAACTAACAATGGAAATATAGACGATTTAGTTGTTTATGAGCCAAATAATCAAATGGGAATAATGTATTATAGAATTTCAACTAATAATGATGGTAATAGATATCTTAGAGTCGTCGGTGATTATCATGGCCTTTACAGTGATGACGAATATAATAGCGATGATGAAGTAGGATTTGGTGGAAGAAAAAAGAGAAAATCAAAGAAAAAGAAACAAAGAAAACATAGAACAAAGAAAAATAAACAAAGAAAAAAATAATAAAATTATTAAATTAAATTAATTTTATTATTCAAAAATATATATTTTCGTTATTAACATTTCCATCTATTTCCGCAGTCGAGACAAGTTACAAATGTAGTCATAGGTTCATCAGCTGATCGTGTTTGTAAC